TATTACTTTTAGTAATGGAAAAAAACATGATGTAGAAATGTATCTTGTAGAATGCGAAGATGAAGATGGTTACTTATGTGAGTGTGAAGATGAGTAATAGTTATCATGTTGAAGTCGAAACTTTTGGCGAAGGTAATAGAAGCGTTCTTGTACACACTTCAAAAAGTAAATTAGAAAATTGGATACAAGAAGATTATGATAATCGTCAGGAAATCATAGACAAATTATTTAATGCTGATTTTAATTATGATATTGAAAAATTTAGTGAAGAAAATATTTATAACGAACTTATTGGCGATAGAATGGGCTTTACCGGACAGCCAAAAGATTATAATTATACAATTACAAAAATTATCAATATTGAACCAATCACTATGAAACAAATAAAATATATAGCAAAAACGTATAAAGATCTTTTCTAATATTTTAAAACAAACTTATTAAAAGCCGTCCAGATTGACGGCTTTTTTTATTTGTGATATCATATGCGATAAATCTTATAGGAGAAAAGAATGAATAATAAAACAAAAAAATTACTTTTTGAATTTTCTATTATTTGTCAAGATTTATACATTGACGAACATATAGCTTTAGAAAATGAAAATGTAAGAAATCAATTAGCAATTAAAGAATCATTAGAAGATAAAATTAAATCTTTAAGAAAAATTTTAGAAAAGGAATTTTAAATATGCTAATTAAAAAATCTAAAATGTCAGGAAAATTGTTAGGATTGGACGCTATCAATTCAAATACTTTATCAAATGAATTTTGCCAGAAAGAACATAAATCACCTGTTAAAAATAAAATATGTAAAGAATGTTATTCTGTAGAAATGTTAGAAACTTTTAGAACTAATTGCGTTGAAAACTTTGAAAATAACAGCGTAGCCTTATCAACTATGATACATAAGGATTTTAGTTATTTACGTTTTAAAAATAATATTGTCAGACTACATGGACATGGTGAGTTAATTAACCAAACTCACCTTCATAACTTTGTATCTATGGTAAAACATTTTCCACATATTACTTTTGCTTTATGGTCTAAGCGCACAGATATTATCCGCAAGTATTTTAAAACAAATGAAATACCTGATAATCTAATTCTGGTTTATTCTAATCCAATTATTGATAAAGTTATGTTTAAACCACCCAGACCTTTTCATAAAGTTTTTAACAATGTATCAGCTAGTTATAATAAGTATGTTAATTGCACCGGGCAAAAATGCAATGAGTGTAGGCTATGCTATAGATTCGATACAGAAAATGTAATCATAGAACATAAAAAACAATACGGAAAAAAACACTAATTCCACAAATAGAAATTTCTATATTGATATTACTCGCATAATATCTTATAATAGGGCATCAGGATTATCCTGATTAATTTTAACTTAACTTGGAGTATAATATGACTAGAGAAATTATTGAATATGGCGATCTAGAGAAAGAAACTTTTCCTGATCTTGATGAAATGCAAAATGAGTTTGCATTAAACTTTTCAGTTTTAATCAAAAGAACCTTAACTGAATTGCAAAAAAACTATAATAAAAACCCTTATGTAAAAAATAGAATTTCTTTTGAAAAAGGTAATGCTATGGATATGTATTTACAGGGTAATTTAGAATTACTTTTTGAAGGAGCCCTAACTCAAAAAAGTATGGATAAATGGGCACAACAATAATTTTAATATGGAGAAAAGAATGACACATACTATTGAAAATTCTAACGGTCAATTATTAGACCTAATGCAAAAAGTAAAAGATCAGGCGGAGCGCAGTAAAGATTTTATAGCCCCAACTAATGCTTTACAAATACAAACTTTGAACAAAGACGGAAGTCCCGCGGATGATAGCGATCAGGCTAAATTCAGTCGTATCGTTGTAGAACGTGAAGACGGCGAGCCTACCTATATGTACAACGCTAATGAAGTAGCCTTGTCACAAATAGGACAAAGAGCCGGCATTGATTCCAGAACTATGCAACGCTTGCAACAGGGATACCCAACCCAGTTTGATAGTGTTATAAATGCTATTTGGCAAAAAGAGCCAAAAAATACTATGATCCGAACTTTTATGGATTCTGACACGCATGGAATTGCCAGAGCTGTATTATCAGATAAATTTAAAACTTTTGATAATACAAACTTACTTAACTCAGCTATTCCACAGCTGATGGAATCCGAAGCGCAATGGAAAGTAGTTAATGCGGACGTCACTGACAAAAGATTATACTTGCGATTAAAATCGGAAGTTATAACCGGTGAAGGCGCTAACAGGGGTGATTTAATGGCTTCTGGAATTGGTTTATCAAATAGTGAAGTAGGCGCCGGAAGCGTACAGGTTTATCAGATGTACTGGACGTTAGCTTGCCTTAATGGAATGCAAACTGAAAACCGTCACAGGCAGTCTCATATTACCAGTTCACAGGCGGACGGTGAGACATGGAAAATGCTAAGTAGTGAAGCAAAAGACGCTGATAATAAAGCATTAGAATTAAAAGTCAGGGACCTAGTAGCCGGTTATACTTCCAGAGAATCTTTTGATGAAGTTATTGATAAAATGAAAACAGCCGGTCAAGATGTTATTGAGGGCAGTGTAAATAACGCCGTTGATAATCTTGGAAAAGTTATTAACCTGACTAAAAAAGAAACAGCTTCAGTACTGGACGGATTAATGGCAACGATAGGACAAGAAGGATACGCCGGAAACCCAGTAAGTAGGGCAACCATGGTTAATGCAGTCACTAACGTAGCCAACCGCGTAGACGCTGATGAAATGGATGACTGGCAAAGGCGGGGCGGTCAAATACTTAATATGAATAAGACAGACTGGAACCGCGTAGCAGTAGCTGTTTAAACAGCCAAACAACCTAATATTAAAGGCGGGCTTTACTCCCGCCTTTTTTTATGCGATAACTCTTATATATTTTAACTTTTATATGGAGAAAATCACATGGAAAAGAATCAACCTTTAGTAGGAAAATTAGTAGATCCAGAAACACTAGCTACTGAAAACCCGCCTGTTGATGAATTTATGAAACAACAATCAGAACTACTCGACATGATAGCCGGCGGGCTTGCCGGGCTATCAGCTTTATCAGCTCAGAAAAATTTTAATGAAGAAAAAATAAATCGAATAGTAGAAGCAGAAGTTAAAAAACAATTTGATCAAAAAGATTATATTGAAGCTGATGAACTTCCTTCCGCGCTTGAAACTAACGGCGTAGTTTTAAAAGACACTATTGGAGAAGAATTAGTAGACCATGACGTTTTAACTAGTGATTCAGAATTAAATGAATATTTTGATATTGACGATATTGTTGACAAAGTTATTGACCAGATAGAAATAACTAGAAAATAAACCGCTTTTAAACCGCGTTTAAAGCCCGCTGAATTGACGGCGGGCTTTTTTTATGGGATAACCCTTATAAATCAATTACAGGAGACTAGAATCATGACAGTTAAAAAATTATCATCAATATTTAAAACTGGGAGCGATCTTAAAATTACACGCAAACAGGCGGAAGCTTTAAAACATTTATATTTTTGGCACGATATAAAAAACCGGCTTGGATTAAGTTATTTACAATTCAGGCGCACATTAAAACCCGTTTTAGGTTGTGATGACTTAGTAATGATTAATTGCGGGAGTATCTGGATAGGAATCACACCAGAGGGACACCGCCACAGTTAACAGGCAAACACCCCGCAACAAGCCCGGCAAATTGACGCCGGGCTTTTTTTATGCGATAACTCTTAGATATTAATTTAATCAACAACAGGAGTTAAGAATCATGATTAAAAGTAAAATAAATAATCTATTAGAAAATATAATAGAAGATCACAACGACATTACCCGCAGATCTTATAGAGGGTGGATAACTGGCGCCTATGAGGAGTCTATGTATCATAAACATATGGACCGTTTAAAACACGCCACCACGCTTAAAAAATTAAGAAGCTTTACAATTGAAAGCTTTACTTCATTTATTGCACATGAAGCGGGGGCGTCTTATGGATACGCACAAAGCGCAATTGTAGATTATTTTAAACATTTAGATCTATTGACCGGGCGCGCATACGGGGAGCATTTAAAAATTTTAACTATGCGCTTGATGGAAGAACTAGACCAGACTTTCACAGAATTACACCCCGACAGCAACCGGGCGCCCCTGACAGAAGCGGGAGAAAATGCGCTTAAGTAAAAAAACATAGACAATTAAAAATTTTTTCTATATTGTTAAACTAAACCCGCCCGAAGTTCTGGCGGGTTTTTTAATGCACGCGCGAACCCTCAGCAAATCATCTATGCAAAAAAGCTGCAGCTGCACAGCGCGACAACTTACCCTATAAAATACCCTGACCGGACCGGATACGTTCCCAGCTTCGCACGTTCAGGACCAGCAAAACGCAAATTATATATTTACGGGTTAAACAAGCGGACGCCGGACCCGCGCCCGTGGTCCAATTGTACAGGATCCGATTCGCGTGGTTTATGGACCGTGGACCGGCACCAGATCCGCCCGGAAGATGTTCCGGGAAGCGTGCAGATGTTCCGGGAAGATTCAAAACTGGACTCAACCGCACGGCGCGCGGTTTTTGGTTACCGGTTACTGATTTTTGTAAGGATTCTGCGGGTTATAGAGATTCGGACCAGATTCGACCGTCCCGACGGACCTGTAACAGGGTCAAGGTGCATGTTTTCCACAAATAATACATAGTATTTTTCTACAAAGTGCGTTAATATAGGATAAAACCCACAGGTACCCTAAGGGTCCCCCGGAGCTACAATGGAAGCACAAGAAGTAACCGCAAAACGATTAAAGCTTGAATTAAGACTAGAACAGTTAAAAAAGATTGATTATTCAAAAAATAATTTTTTGTATTTCGTAAAACAAATGTGGCCTGAATTTATTGCAGGAGCGCATCATAAGATCATAGCAGACAAGCTTGAGGGCATAGCAACGGGTGAATTAAAAAGACTTATTGTTAATATGCCTCCGCGACACACGAAATCTGAGTTTGCAAGCTATCTTTTTCCAGCGTGGATGATAGGCCGTAAGCCTACAATGAAAATTATACAAGCAACACATACAACAGAACTTGCAGTAAGTTTTGGTCGTAAGGTTAAAAACCTTTTGGAACGTGACGACTACAAAGAAATATTTCCTGACGCTAATTTATCTGCTGACAGTAAAGCATCAGGTCGCTGGGACACAAAAGCTGGCGGTATGTATTACGCCGTGGGCGTTGGATCAAACCTAGCGGGCCGTGGTGGTGATCTTATTGTTATTGATGATCCACACTCGGAACAGACAGCAATGTCTAATTCAGGTTTTGAAGATGCATGGGAATGGTATACTGGGGGCCCCCGACAAAGACTACAGCCCGGTGGTGCTATTGTTCTTGTACAGACAAGATGGTCACAGAAAGATATGACTGGACAGTTAATCAAATCTATGGCTAAGGATCCCCTAGCTGACCAGTGGGAAGTCATAGAGCTACCAGCCATTATGCCCAGCGGTTCTGCATGCTGGCCAGAGTATTGGTCTTTACCAGATCTTGAATCTGTAAAAGCGTCAATACCGCCATCCAAATGGAATGCACAGTATCAGCAAAACCCTACAGGTGAGGACAACGCTATTATTCCACGCAGCTGGTGGAAACGGTGGAAAAAGAAAAACGTACCTGATCTAAAATATGTCATACAGAGTTACGATACGGCATTCACGAAACGCGAAACATCAGACTATTCTGCCATTACAACTTGGGGTGTATTCTCACCAGAAGAAGGTGGACCACCAGGATTAATACTATTGGACAGTAAAAAGGGACGTTGGGACTTTCCGGAACTCAAGGGTATTGCGTTAGAAGAATATGAGTATTGGGACCCCGACACTGTAATCGTAGAAGCAAAAGCAAGTGGGCTGCCTTTGACACACGAATTACGGAACACGGGTATCCCTGTCGTAAACTTTACGCCTTCTAAAGGTAATGATAAGGTATCGCGTGTACATTCGGTATCACCCTTGTTTGAAGCTGGTATGGTCTGGGCCCCCGAAGAGACGTTTGCGGACGAGATGATAGAAGAGGTTGCAGCTTTTCCAAATGGAGAGTATGATGACCTTGTGGATAGTATGACACAGGCCTTGATGAGATATAGACAAGGCAACTTTGTAAACCTGCCATCGGATGATTGGGGAGATGAAGAATTGAAAGAAACAAGGATAAGGGCTTATTATGGATGATTTTATGAAATTAATCCAGTGGATTAATGGTGAGCCTTTTGCTGTTGGTCTACATAGAAAGAAGTTTTTGGTGGGCGGGTTTGAAAACCTTGCTGATGTAGAAAGACAAGCTTTAATGTATGAAAGAGACTGGCATGAACGCTATGGTCTTAAAGGTGACCAATACATTATGAAATTTCAACAAGGCGGGTTAGTGTCATTACCTGCTGCACAAAAAATAAATAATTACTTTAATAAATTAAAAAACGGGAGATAAAAAATGAGCGATGAAGAACAATTATTAAAAGCAGATGGGTTTGATGAAGCAGTTTTAGGCGTTGGCCGAAGGTGCGGGCAACCTGATCTGTTAGTGTACGATTATCAGAAATGTTGCGAAGTGCTTGTGAAACGTGATAAGATGACGTATGAAGAAGCAGAAGAGTTTATGGAATATAATGTCGTTGGTGCGTGGGTCGGGGATAAAACACCTGTCTTCGTTAATACTGACAAAGAAGAGATAACCGAACTTTATGACTTATCAGAGGTAAAATTAAATGGCTAAACCACCAGTCAGTTTGATGGACAGAAACGTACCATCCCAGTTAGATCCGGAAGACCTAGAAGCAGAAATAGAGCTGGAGCTTCCCGGAGCATTACAGCCAAAAGAGGTTGGTGAAATAGAAGTTGAGATGGAAGACGATGGTGGAGCTGTCATTGATTTTGACCCGGAAGCCACGGCTGCCGAATCAAAACCACAGGATTTTTACAGTAATTTAGCAGAAAGTATGTCTGACCAGCAGCTAAGTAGTTTAGCTGGTGAGCTTATGTCAGAGTATGAAGCAAACAAAAGCAGCCGTCAGGAATGGGAAGATGCTTTTGCAAATGGTCTGGAGCTTCTTGGTTTTAATTACAGTGAGAGATCTGAACCGTTTAACGGTGCAACAGGTGTGACACATCCACTACTTGCAGAAGCTGCCGTGCAGTTTCAGGCACAAGCATTTAATGAATTACTACCGGCAGGTGGTCCTGTAAGAACAAGTATTGTTGGAGCTGCTACAAGAGAAACAGAAGATCAGTCACAACGTGTAAAAGATTTTATGAACTATTACATCACAAACGTGATGGAAGAGTATACACCTGAGTTTGACCAGATGCTGTTCTATCTGCCCTTAGCAGGTTCTACATTTAAGAAGGTTTACTATGACGGGTCCCTTGACAGGGCGGTAAGTAAGTTTGTACCGGCAGAAAATCTTATTGTACCATACGAAGCAAATGATTTGGAAACCTGTCCTAATATTACACATGTAGTAAAAATAAATTTAAACGAACTTAAAAAACAGCAGGTATCCGGTTTTTATTTGGATATACCGGTACTGCCGCAACAGGGTGAAAGTAGTTCGCTATCACAGGAGATAAATGAGTTAAGCGGTGTTGAGCCGTCACAGATAGATTATGACTGTACTTTGCTTGAGTGTCATGTTGA